CACATTTCTTACCACCCTCATATCCTATTTCACAAGTTTTATAAATTGCACCTGCGTACTCTTGATATTTATAAGTTTGTCTTTCCATTTTGTCTAATAAATCCTCTGCTTTTTCTTTTGGTGTCATTTGTTACCTCCTTTGTATGTTTCATTTTATTTGTTTCGCTTATCGATGAGTTATAAGCAATAAAAATTACTTACTCCATACTTCGCTACGAGTTTCCGTGTCCCAAATGTGCGCCCATTTATATTGCCACATTTCTTCAATTGTATCATAATATTTGTCTGCATTTATTTTTTCTTCAACGGCTTTTTTAGCTTCTTCAATTGTATCATAATCCCCTAAAAAATCATCCATTCCACCACACGCATAATAAATCTCTCCGTAAAATAATAAGTATCTTTTCATAATCGTAATTTTTACAGCTTATAACAGCGTATATGTGCAATACACCAATAAGCATTTGTCGTTAATTTAAAGTTTCGTTCTTGCGTACTGCACATATACGCAAAACGTTAGTAGCAATTATTTTTTGCTACGTTCCGCACAAAATTTACAGTTCCCTTTGTGGCTTAATACATCTGCATTGCTTCCATAAATAGTTCCAATATATTCACAGCTATCAATGGTGTAAATTTTTATTTCTCTACCATTTATAGTGGTTGTTGTTTGTTCAACTGTTACATTCTTGCTTTCACAACCGCAAAAAATAACAGCTACTAACAGCACATAAGCAAAAGCAAAGTGTCTGCGGTAAATTGATGTTCTTGTTTTCATATTATTGTTTTGTTTTAAATTGATAAATTCGTTTTCAAAATCCCGCCCGAACGCAAAGCACTCGGACGATAGTAATGCTGTATGCCATTGGCGATACGCGACTTGAGTTGTTCTATAGTCATAGCTCAATCATCAAATAGATTTAACTGGTCACGCATCAAGCTCATCTGTGGCATTTCATTTCGCCATCTGCCAGCTAACTTCTGTCGCACTTCCCATTCCAAGCCACGTAGTTCTGGAATGTCTTCTTGAATCTTGCGCCACGTTCTACCGATAGTTTCAACGGCACTCAACTTTCGATTAAAGACTGCATCATAGTAACTGCTGTTAGGTAGTCCAAGTAATTTCATTTCGATATCATGAATGTATTGGACACAGAGCAGTACGTTGTCTCTGGTCTCTTCGTGTTCCTCAAGCAGCTTGATTAAGGAACGAGTAATGTAATTGGACATCATAAGTAAATAGGATTTTTAGTTAGCCAGTATAAGTGCCTACTGATGTTCTTTAACTTCTTGTGGTCTTTGTGATTGTGTTCCAATGCCATGACCTTAAGAAGTTCATGTCGCTTGTCTCGGAGAATGCAAATCTTCTCTGCTGTCTTTTTGTCGTACATAATTTAATAGGGTTTTAGATTTTGATTTGTAATGCTTGATTAACTGAATACACTCGTTGACTGATAACTTAACTGATTGCTGTCTTCTATTCAATAGGTCATTGTATGCATCAATACCAATACGCAGAGGTAACCTAATACCATACTCGATTAGATTACCACTTAAGTGTTGGTTACACTTGACACACTGTCCATGCACGTTGAGTTCGTCATAAGCAAGATTAGGAAATGCACCTCTGGATAAGTAGTGACCAGCATCATACTTGCCAGTCAGCTTCTTACTACAACTGATGCATCCCTTATCTATATCTCGCAAACGGATATACCTATTAAAGTATTTAGTTAGCTCCCGTTTGTAGTCAGCAAGAGTCTTTGTTCGTTGCTTCATGGCTTGCAGTTCTTGTTTCTGTTTCTTGTGATGCTGTTCTTTGCTATAGGCAATGATGCATGCTGGAACATCGCAAGTGCGTTGTAAGGATGAGTAACGAGGTCGGAATGCTGTTCCGCAGATTTTACACTTCTTCAAAATGGTTCAGTATTAGTTGGCATATCAAAGTTAGTGTAATGCATCAACTCATGAATGAACTTGACTTCACATATACCTATACTGCCGTTTCGTTGCTTTGCTACAATGTACTCTGCCATGCCTACTAACGATTGACCAGTATCATCTTGTGTAATGCCATAATACTCTGGACGGAATAAGAATGTAACGACATCAGCATCTTGCTCTAATGAACCAGACTCACGCAAATCGGATAGCAAAGGTCTCTTATCAGCGCGACTTTCAACGCTACGAGATAACTGCGAAAGGACAATCATAGATATTCTCAATTCTTTGGCTATCACTTTCAATGCTCTGCTCATTGAACTCAACTCTTGCTCTCTGCTCATATTAACTTTCTTATGCATACCAGTAGACATTAGTTGTATGTAATCGATAAAAGCGACTTTGATATTGTGTCGTTCTTTCAATCGAATTAACTTACTACGAATATCATGAACTGATACACTGCTACTATCGTCAATATAGATAGGCAATTCATTAAGTGTATTGATAGCATCCATATAGGAAGTGACTTGATGCGCGTTTAACTTATACTTCATTAATTGTTCTGCATTGATTCCAGTAAGAATAGAAGCAAGGCGATATACAAGTTGGTCGGCACTCATTTCCAAACTAAAGAACGCTACACCTACACCGTTGCGTGACATGTGCAATGCTTCGCTAATTGCCATAGCCGTCTTGCCCATGCCTGGTCTTCCAGCCATGTACATTAGGTCTGTTGGTTGATGTCCACCTAACTTTCTATCGATGTTATCTATTCCAGAGGATATACCACTTAAGATGTTCTCACCTTTCATTCTACTGCTAATGCTTTCTAACGTTGCATGAGTATAACTTGATATGTGAGGCATATCAATTTTAGTTCCATGCTTGTAGGAATTCATAACATCCGTTAGAAGATTATCATAGGTATTGAATACATCGATAGTCATATCATTTGCAGCAACGAGTTGATTCTGCAGTATGCTAATTAGATTCCTACGCATGTAAATTTCTGTTAGCAGATACAACCATTGCTCCAATGCAAGTGTATTGGTTACCTTATTAGTCAACGATGCCACATAGACACTACCACCGACAGCATCCAGCTGACCAGCTTTCTTAATTTCAGCACAGACAGTTACGATATCTATGCTGCTATTAGATGAAGCCAGTAGCTGAATGCTTGTCATGATGTGGTAATTCCGTATGTCGTAGAACTTATCTGGAGTAGATAATCCAATATGCTTCATGCATGATTGTGGGTCAAGCAAGAAAGCACCAAGGATTGATTGCTCCAATTCCAAGTCATGCGGAATAGTAATCATTTGCCAGCGGGATTGTAATTAGTATTCCTATGATAGCCACCAGTCACATGCTGTATCTTGTTCTCTGGCTTAAACCAGATACCACGTACTTTCTGTTTCCAACTTACAATAGGTTTACCAGTACTGTCTTTCCAACTGCCATCATTGTAGTAATGCCAACATCTTTCAGCCGCTTCTGGTGTATAGCCATTCACGACAAAGAAAGATTTCATTTCAGTCAACTCTGGAGCAACAAAGGAAGGTTTATGTTTAGGCTTTGATATATCTAATGTATCGACATTCTTATTATCATTTACATTATCATTATCATTTACATTAGCTTCGGCTTTGCTTCGCGTTTGCTTCTGCTTTCCTTTTTGTTTAGGTTTCATGCCGTTCTCGTACCTACGAAGATTAGCATCCAGTTGTGGACGTATTAGATTGAATATCGTATTAGGTATTCCAGATAGCGTTGGCTCAATCTGGTCTAATGCGTAATCAAGAATTGCGTTCCACAATACACCTTGTTGCTCAATAGGAAGCTCTTTAATCGCGTTATAGAAGCTCCGATATATGATTGTACTATTTCTCATATTAAGTTGCTTAAAGAGTTCGTATTAGTTTTCTTTGACTTTGCTGTCATGATATCCAAGTAGTACATCTTTCTATCTATTGCCTTATGTAACTTATCTGTTATCAATAGTAAGTCATCTGCACTTGGTGTTATGGTAGCAATATGACATCGCCACCCATCTGGAATACGTGGGTCATAACTTGCAAACTTCCATGATGTAGTACAGATAGGCATACGAGACCATTCCTCATGCATATAAACTGAACGTATCTTCTGTAACCATACATGGAAAGCACATTGCCAGTAATAGATTGGAGCAATATCCTTTAGACTATCTGCATCATTGACTTGGCAATGCCAGTAATGGTTAACAGTATTGTAAGGACATTTGACTTCTAATCCATACCATATATCACTGACTTTGATGTAAGCATCTGGGCTTCCACCAGCATGTTGCTGATAAGGTACGAAGTTAGGCTTCAGCACTAATGATGTAGAAGGGTCGGCATCATTGCCATAATAGGACTCCCATACATGCATGATTGCCTCATGCTCAAAGTCATTGCCATGTTCCATAGAACGACTTGTTGCTTCGTTTATAGGTACACCAGTAAACGATTCCAATGCTCTATCGAGGATATAGGTCTCACCTACTTGACTAAACAGACCAGCATCCTTATCTGCTTTGGAACGTGGCTCACTAATTAACTTATGAAACGCACTTGCTGTAAACTTTCCGAGACGTAGTACGTCCCATGCTTGAGAATTCTGTTGAGCATGTCTCAAGACATCATGCATTGCTTCTTCTATACTCATGGTAGTTCTGGATTATGTTCGTTAATTAACTTCTGCAAACGTTCTTTCTGCTCTGGAGTAATCAATTCAGCAAATGCTTCTAATTGCTTGTTTAACTCCCATGCCGATAGACCGTCTTTGATTTGTCTTTCTATGATGCCCATAGTTGATTCTGGTAAAGCATTTAGACCAGTCGTTGATGCAGACAACTTAAAAGGTTTGTACATGTCAACTATTGTCCTATTCAAGTCACGACCAAATATCTTACCCAACGATAGCGCAGCATTCTTTAGACATTCTGCTTTGAGTTTTGGGAATGCCATATCCAATGCGTTTGCTTTCTTATTCGAAGGATTCAATGCCCATTGGTTTCGTAGTTGAGGATTCATCTTGACTTCATCTGGAACCTTGTCAACCATGATTACAATAGAGCCAGCACCAGTACGTACTATCTCTCTACCAGTTACTGGATGCATGATGACCAGTTCGAGACTGCCTTGTACCTCATTTGCGATTGCCGACCATTGAAAGTTGCGAGTGCTCCATTGACCAAAGAACAATTCGTCCAGTGTCATTTCGACATGACTTATTACTAATGTTAATCCTTTGCCATCTGGAGTAGGTGATACTCCTTCTCTCGCTGGTTCGGAATTAAGCCGCTGCAGAAACCTCTGCAGCGACTCAAGTTGTTCGACATTACTCATGCTGATAATAGTATAACTGATAACAGAACCAGATTCAGTAATGCAAGTAGTCGAAGTACCCATACATTGACTACTACGGTATTGCGCTTACTCATCACCTTCGTTAGTTATAGGGTTAGACATTACATGCATACTCTGTTCCAGACAATCTAATCCACGCATCCATGCAGCATTAAATTCTTCAGCCGTACACTCTATAGTATTCTGGCTGACACAATCGTTACCGAGTACATTGTATGTACCACATACCATAGAACAATAACTATTGTAATTGGATTGATATACTTTGATTATGCGCTCGGGCATGATGCAATAGTATGTCTCTGTAATTGTATCCTTTCGATATGTTGGAAAGGATGCTGGTGTGAAGTCATGCTCAATGACCTCTTTGATGATTAGTTTATTCATTGTATTAAATTAAGATAAGTGAATGTTACTTGTCATTGATTCGAAGACATGACGGTCATAGGATGCTTGTCCACCGAGTGACTTCTTGGTGTGATTATGAACGAAGTTATTGAAAGCATTGTAGACAATCCATTGGTTCATGTCTGTATTCAATTCTACTGCTTCGGCTGTAGCAATTTCCATAACTCTATGAGCATTAGCACTTGGCGATAAGTTAGTAGCACTTGCTTCATACTGGAACACCTTTGTCCTATGGCATATATCACGAACGGCATCTTGCAGTTTATCGACTTTGCAATCCCACATGACTTCAAACTTTCTCCGTACAGTATAGAACTCATTGTCTATAAACTGCTTGACTATGTTCTTTAGCGTAGGTTGAATGATGCCCATTGCTTTGGTATGATGCTTAAGATGAAAAGCAAACTTGGTATTGGCAATATGCAATCCATTGCTACATACCTTTCGAAAAAAACCATAACTTCCAGATGCTCTTAAACTACCATCATAACTATTAGTAAAGCGAAGCATCGGCACAATGATGTCGTTGCTGTTACTCTTTACTTCAATCTTGCAGTTTGGGTCATCCAGAATTATATCCATAGCGAATTGCCTATCGTCACGATTGATGGTGCGTAGCTTATACTCGAAGCCAGCGTCAACCATATTGCGTTCCATTTCCAATAGGTATTGCTCATTGGTAATAAGTCCATAGGTACGACTTACTACATTGACTACTTTGCCATTGCTGACAACTGCATTCTCCAGACCTCGCCTTGATGGCAGTCCAGTTAATGATGTCATAGGCACAATGTTGACTGGAGCATACAGCTCGTCTTGTTGCAGCGTCATCTTGCTGCTGTAATGATTAGATAACATAAAAGATAAAGATTAAATTATGCCGACCAGTTTATTCATATCGCGTAGGGTCAGCTTTACTACACGATAAGTTATTCTTCGTAATGGTCACATGAATCAAGATAGCAATCGATACATGGTGTAGTATCTGGGTCTGCTATTGCATCATTGATAAGTGACTCATAGACATCATCTTGTAATGCTGCAATCTGTTCGGATATAGATTCAGCTTTATCCGATACATCATTGAGTATGCTTACAAGTATAGCATGAGTTTCTTTGTAGCCATTAAAGG